GCTTCACCGGCCACGGGAATCCACCTCCTCTCCGCGGGAACATATCAAGCGCAGCGCTGGCTTCCATAATTCCGTCCCAGTCCATCAGATCGACCTCGGATGGAGGGATGCCGCCCTCGAAAACCAGACGCCAATATAAAAAGCGCTTGCGCGCTTCATGCTCATAATAGTTGGGCGGTCTATCTGGGATTGTGCAGAAATCGAAAGGCTTCTTCGAATACATCCTCCATGATGTCGAGATGTTCGTCCCAGAACTCCCAGTTCGTGCGCGGAGACACGATCACATGCTCCATGATCTGGCCGTAATACTTTTCGGTCAGCAGGTTGCCGTACCGGTCCTTGCTTTCGTCGGCCATCTGCAGAGCTTTGCGAACGCCCGGGAACTGGAATGTGAATTCGATTCCGCCGATCGTGACGGTCTTCTGCTTCGGTTTCTTGATTTCGCTCACGAATCATCCCTCCCATGAAAATAGGGGCCGACGCCGGCCCCTTATTCTTGCGTATAGTCGAAGACCTGCAGCTGAAATGCCCGCGACTCGATCGAGTTCGAATACGTGGTCTGAGCCGGCCTGAGTACGCGCGCCTGCGTACCGCCGATCTTTTCGCGCGGCGTGTTGTTTGAGATCACCCACACCGAAACGATCCGTTTCGATGCAGCCAGCCGGTTAAGATACGACACCGACGGCGACGTTTGCTGTAACGTGATCGTGATGTTTCCGAGCGGGTTATTGACCTCGCTGATCCCGACGTCACCCTGTGCGCCAACCGACGTTTGATAAGTGTCCTCCGCCTTCTCGCACTCGACGAACGAGCCTTCGGCGAATCCGGTGATATATACGCCGTCAACGACGACGGTCACGTTTTTTGCGTCATACGAATTGATCATTTCCTGTCAACCCCCTTTACACCGTAATGGTGCCGTGGATTGTCGCTTCATGTACGGCCCCCGCCAGCTCAAACGTAAACGTTGCGCCGGTGTACTTCCGCTGCGCACGATCGGACGGATTGGTTTCTTCCCGTGTCGGGAAGTCCGTCGAGTACAGCGGCAGACCGTCGGCATCTTCGGCGATGATGCCTTGATTGAATCCGGCGCGCAGAACATTGACGGTGGCCGCCTCAAGCTGCGCAATCCCAGCGTTCGTGTACGGGATTTTCGGCGAGTTGTTGAGCAGGTTCTGGATGGCGTTCTCGATGTTGATCTGCACCCAGTCCTTCGACATGATCACGTCGATGAACTCGCCGCTCACAACGATGCCCTCGCCCGTCCGCGGCTGGCCGCCGCGCATGACATAGACGTTGCCGCCGGCCGCATTCACACTCTGCACGGTCGAAAGGCCTATGTCGTCGGCCGTGATGCCGATGAGCTGCGCGAACTTCCACGTCACGGATCCGACCGGCTGCGACCCGCGGGCACCCACCCAGGCGGCATCCGGGAATTTGTTTGCTTCGGTGCTGTGATAAATCACAAACGTCCGGTCGTAATCCTGAGCTTTCAGGACAGCCAGATCTGCCTCGTCGCCGACCCGCGTCGCAAACATCTTGAAGCCCTTGCCTTCCACAACGTCGGCAAGAGCCTTGATCGTCGAGACATCCGATTCCGTGGTCAGCAGGAAGTACCAGTCCTTGTCCCAGACGCTTTGCAGCGTAGCAACCGGATCCCCACCGTCGTCATGTGCCACGACAGCAAACACGGCCGGCGAATTCTGGCCCTGTCCTGTGAGTGTGGCGGCCATCTTGTAGACCTCGGTCGACGGGCCGTAATCGGCGCTCAGACCTTCCAAATCGGAATATTCCTTGTACGGTGCGCCGCCCGTCTTCGTCCCGAGAATCAGCGGCTTGCCGAACCCGATCAGGCCGGCGGGCCGTTGCAGATCAATGGTGACTGTCACATCACGAATAGGCAACTTGATCACCCCTCATATTGAATTTCCGCGGACTCGATGAAATAGCCCGCGTCCGGATCCGGTATCAGTTCGCTACGATTGAGCACTCGGAACCGCACGTCGCACCCGACGCGGCGCTCGTATTCGATCGTCAGAAAAACGTCCCGGTTCTGGACGTTCGTAACGTTGACGACGACGATGCCGACGTCCCGCAACGCATCGCGCCCGGCGAAATCGAAATGCTCGATGAGCGCATAGCACCGCTGGTAGGCTTCATCCGGGTCTTTCGAATGGACCGTGAACGAAAACACGACCTCGACGTGCTTTTCCTGCGTCCGCTTGAGGCCGTCCCCGGTGTCTGTGACGCTCTCTGCGCCATGCACAGACGTTTCAAGGTATGGGGAAGTCATTTTATACGTCACGAAAGGATACGGCGGAATTTGGCCCGTCTGATCGGCCATGATGACCGGTATGCCGAGCGCCGTTGCAAGCGGGCGGACGATTTCCGACCGAATCGATGCATAATCAAGCAACGGCGCTCACCCACTTTGCGAGATATTGATAAAAGTCCGCATATTCGGTGTAGTCCGCCGTTTCTTCGATCCGGTACTTTTGCCCCTTGTACACGATGTGCGATTGCATCGGGTACTGCTCCAGCGAAATGATCAGCCGATCCGCCGCCATGTATCGCCCGCCGGATTCGTACAGCGTGCGCTCCGGCACCGGCAGGATGGCCGCCTTCGTGTCCCTCGTCACGTCCCCCGGCGCATGCCAAATGCCGTCATCGTCGTAGTACCCGGGCTGGCTGGTGATGTGCTGGCACGGGACGCTGTATTTATCAATCAAGCGCGCAAAATTGTACAGTCTCGGCATGCTACACCACCTCATAGACGATCGCACGAAGCAGGTGGCCGGTGTGCACCAGCGGATTGCTCCGCCCGGTCATCTCAACGGTCATCTGGGACAGCGGCGGTTCGTTGACGTTGCGCAGGTATGTCTGCATCATCCCCTGCAGTTGTAGGCCGAGCGCATCCAGAACCGTATCTGTCGGCGTGCCCTTCCGGAACGCCTCGATCAACCACTTTTTCGCTTCTTCCAAAAACGATTTCTCGTTCTCATCGAAGCCCGCCCGGATGAATGAGCGTTCCGGAATGACGATATGCGTCGTTTCCTTCCGCAACGGGTACCCCTGCGCAGCGAACCACTTGCGCATCTTGTCGGTCACCGGAATTCGGGCGCCGAATTCATGCACCGCGCCGATCATGGCCATATCGCCGCCCATGATGCCAACCCGGATTTTTCGCTTTCCGAGCGTATCCAGTTCCTTCAGCAGTCGGGGAATACGGTTCTGGTCATGCACCCTTACGGGCATGGCAGCACATCTCGCTTGCACGCCCCGCCGGTAGGCACAAACCGGATACGCCTGTACGGTTTGAGCAGCGCGAACCACGGCGCCGTACTGCCGCCGGACGCTCCATTGATGCCACCGCCGGTCGTCCAAAGTTCAGCCGGATTGCGGAATGTCTGCTGCAACTGCCCGACGCGCTCGGATTCGACCATGCCGGCAGCCCCGCCTTCCGATCCGACGCCCGCGGTCAACACCGCCTGAATCATCATGCTGATGGCCAACTTCACGGCGGAGGGAAGAATGATGTCACCGCCCTCGTCCTTCGTGAACTCGTTTTGCGTCCACTCGACCACAAAGTCGATTGCGGCCGGCAGAAGGATGTTGAGCAGATCGTCCTTCGACGTGTCGTCAGGCGAGATGCCGAGCAAGGTTTTCAGTTCATTCAGCATCATTTTTCTTGCCGCCTCTCTTGGGCTTCGGCTGTTCTTCCGGAGGCGGAGCGACTTCGAAGGCGGACGGATCGTCAGGAGCATTTGCAACCCATTTGGCGATTCCGTTCCTTTCCCAGCGCGCTGCAACCGCAGTATCGACCTCGACGATATCGCCCGGCCTCAGCGGTTGCTTGTAAAACGTGTTCACCAACATTTCGACTTGTGCCACACCAATCACCCTTTCATCGAAAAAATACCCTGCGGAAGGTGTTTTCCCGCAGGGTCAAATCCTTACGGCGAAGCCGGCGGCGTCAGGACCGAGAACATGAACCGGGTGTTTTCGTCCCGATCCAATTGGTTGATCGGGTTCGGGATTTGCCACGCCAAACGCATCACGCAGCGCAGCGCCACCATGTCCTGCTGGGCGAGGTTGTACACGATCTCGCCCGTGGCCGGGTCTTGGATGACGGCTTCGGTCAGGATTTTGTACGTCATATCCTGCCGGATCGAGTAAACCAGCTGCCGCCAATCGCCCGCGATCAGCAGCGACTTCGACGGATCGACACTTCCGTTCTGCGGGAAGATCATCGGTTCGCCGTCCAGCTGGTACCGGGTTCCTTCCTGCATCGTCGCCTTGAAAATCGGCTGTCCGTCGGTGTCACGCAGGCCGCGCAGCTTCGCACGCATGGACATCGCGGCTACATGGCCATTGACCATGAATCCGGACTGTTCGACCAGGTCGATCACGCCGCCCTCGGCCATGATGTCGTCGTACAGGTCATTGCCCGTTCCGAGCGCGACAACCTTACCTTTGGCCGTAGCCTGCGTCACGATGCCATCCGGCCACGTCGCCGGCTTGTTCGTGCCGTAAAGCACAGCGGCGTCGAACACTTCGCCGAATGCGGCCTCGATCCGCGGCCGGATTTGGCCCCAGATGTCATATTCGCTGTCGTCCAAAACGGCCTCCGGAATCGGCACAATGACTGCGATTTCCTCGGCCTCGAGAAATTTGTTTTTCCAGTCGACCTTCGTCGTCTGTTTCGTGCCGGTGTCGCCGTTCACAAAGTAAGCCATCGGCAGGCTATTCAGGACCGGCATGCGCTTTTGCTTCGCCGTCATGTTCGGCAGGCGCGTGCCGAGCTGCATGACAGCCGACATTTGAGGTACGCCTTGAATGATTTCGTTTGCGACTTCGACGGGGATCAGAGCTTCCGCGTCGGTACGCTGAATGACGTTCACTGCCATTGTTCAATCACTCTCCACAAATGAAATTAGCGCCCCAGGGCGCCTCTAATGAGATCGTTCATTGAAAAACCGGCTTTTCCGCCGGCTCCGTCGCCGGGTGGCTTCCTACCGCCGGCAGCCATGCGCTTCGTGACTTCTTCGGAAACAGCGGCATCCCACAGCTTCTTGAAGTCCTCGATGCGCCTTTTCGTGTCGTCGACGTCGTCGCCGAGCACGAACGGCTTGAACGTGATCGGCAACTGCGCGGCTGCCAGAAGGTTTGTCGCTTCCAGTTCGACCGTCTGCCGCTTCAGGGCTGCTTCCTTCTCGAAAAGTTCCCGGCGCTGTTTTTCAAGCTCGTATTTGGCCCGCTCTTCCTCGGTCATCTTCTCCTTGAGCAGGGCATCTTTCTCCTGCTCCAGCTGTTTGAGCTGCTTGACGTACTGCGTGCGGACCCGGTCCTCCGCGGACTGGATTTGCTTCTGCAGCCAGGCTTCCATTTCCGGTGTCGGTTGAAAACTCGTCTGACCGCCAGAATCGCCTCCTGCGCCGCCTTTATCCGCGCCAGTACCTGCACCATTCCCCTGGCCGCCTTGTTGGCCCTGTTCGGCTCCTGCGCCGCCAGTTCCCCCACCTTGGCCACCATCTGCCGCGAAAGCCGGCGTAAATTTCAACAGATCGACAAACATGCGCAATCCTCCATTTCGAGTTCGGCCATGCCCGCGCCCTGCGTTTGAGTTCGCTGACACCCGCCCTCAAGGTTTTTGTGAAATAAAAAAGCCACTCATTTGAGCAGCTCGCGAAACGCGTCTTGTTCTTTTTCTTTCTCTTGCTCGAAGGCTTCTGACATAGAAAGTGCTGTTCTTTCATGAATTTGAATGACCCTTTCTTTAAATTTGTCGCCATCAAACCTTATTCCCAGTTTTTCGTACCGTGTTTTCATCTCAGCGACAAAATTATCCATGCGGATAATAATTTTATGTTCTGGCCCGAGGTATCTAGATAACAATACTCCCGTTGCTAGGTTTTCTAGGCTACTGACATTCATGTTCATTCACCCTTTCTGCATCTTTAGCAATATTTTATCATAAATCACTTCCGTAACCTTTCCTTCTTCCACTCTTCGAACGTCAAATCCGCTAATTCTTTGTGCTCTTTCCGCTGAATTTCGCCGATCCGATACGTCGCGAAGCAACGGCAATTGATGTCGTGTGCGGCGACGCCAGTGTTTCCTGGCGCTTTCCCTTTCCCACCGCCCGGCCGCAGTTCGAAATCTTCATCCGCTCGCACTTCCTGTCCGTCCATCGCGCGATGGTTGGCCGCCGCTGTACGCCGCACTTTTTCGTCATGGAGACTGTTCCACTTTTTCAGCATGACAACGCCCTGCTCTGTCGCATGCTGCGCGCTAGCGAGCGTCGCAGCCTCCTGTATCCGGTGCGCTTCCGTCCGGACGATCCGAATCGTGTCCGCATGGCTCGTGTTCAGCACTTCCTTGACGCTGTCCGTCATCTTCCGCATCGTGCTTCCCTCGACCAGATTGGCCGTGATGCGGCGGAACATCTCGTCTGCCGTCTGCTTCCTCAGTTGGGACAATCGGCCTTTCAGCGGACGGCCGCCGATCGGCTCATCAATGATTCGATCGATGCGGTCAGCTGGAATTGCTCGGTACGCCAACCGCGCCCGGCTCTCCTTTTCGATCGCCCAGGCCATCCATTCGTAGGAATGCGAATACGACGACCGCAGAAGCTTCTTGATCGCCCGCTGATTCTTCACGCTCATCTGATCAACTTGGTCCAGAATCCGGCGTTCCAGCTTGCGAAGGCGAGAATATTTCGCCATGTCAGCGTAAGTAAGCTTCCCGTCGGTCTCCAGCTTCGCGTACAGCAGTCCGATCTCCGAAATGATGCCATGCAGCGCGATTTCGAAGTTCCGACGAATCTGTGCTTCAGTCATGGCCGTCTGCTCTTCGTTCGTTTTGCGGAGCTCGTCTTCGTACTTGTCCAGACTCATACTTCATCGCCCTCGTCCAACTCCAGGTCAGGGATCTCATCCCGCTCTTTCCGCATGAGTTCCATTTCGTACTGCGCGTCATCGACGAACGAAAGCTGGCTAAGCCGCGTCTGCTCGCTGACCATGCCCTTGAGTTGCTGCGTCGCTTGCGCTTCATAGAGCAGATCTTTCGGGAAATTCCGCTTGAATTCGTACCACA